TATATCCAATCTTATAGTAATATCAGCGGTTCTGTTTTGCATGATACTTATACCGCGACTATTGATGTAAATCAATTAGATAGATTAGATAATATCGCACATTCGTATAAATTCATTAATGCATTCCCCACGGAAATTAGCGAAATCGCGTTAGCATACGAAACAGAAAACGCAATCGAAGAATTCACGGTGACATTCACTTACGATTATTTTGTATCTACTGCAACTTCATCTACGGAAACTGACGCTGCAACCGTAGAAACTAATACAACAGCAATGATTACGGATTAAATAAATTATGGCATTATTCGGTTTATCACTTAAAAGAAAAACCGATAAATCTGTTCAGAAGGTGGAATCTGTTATTCCACCTTCTACTGAAGATGGATCTATATTATCAGCATCCTCGGTTTACGGTTTATCGTTAGATTTAGATGGCGCAATTAAAGACGAAGCAGAATTGATCCGTAGATACAGAGAAACATCGGATTATTCCGATTGTGCATCCGCTATCGACGACATCATCAATGAAATGCTTACTATAGATGGTGATGGACAACCACTTTCGTTAAACCTAGATAGCATCAAATACTCGGACAGCATCAAAACTAAAATCAAAGACGAATTCAATAACGTATTAACCGTCCTAGATTTTAATGATAGAGGATATGATATTATCCGTCAATGGTATATCGATGGTAAATTACATTATCACATAATCAACGATAAAGATAAACCAAAAGCTGGTATCCTAGATTTACGTTATATCGATCCACGCAGAATTAAAAAAATTAAAGAAGTCACTAAAGTACGGGATAAAAACGGAATCGAAATCAATAAAGAAGGTGATACATATTATCTTTATAACGAAAAAGGTTTTACTGGAAATACAAAATCTGGCGTTAAATTATCAGAAGATTCCGTAGTTTATATTTCGTCTGGTATGCTAGATTCTACAACTGGACTAACAAGAAGTTACCTACATAAATGCATTAAAATAGTTAATCAGTTACGGATGACAGAAGATTCTTTAGTCATTTATAGATTCACAAGGGCACCAGAAAGAAGAATTTTCTATATCGATGTCGGGGATTTACCTAAAATTAAAGCCGACCAGTATGTTCAAGATACTATGGCAAGATTTAGAAATAAAATAGTTTATAACTCATCTAATGGTGAAATTAGTTCGGATAACAAATCCTTATCGATGTTAGAAGATTATTTTATTCCACGAAGATCTAATGGACGATCCACTGAAATCACTACACTACCTGGTGGAACTGGTCTGTCGGATATATCCGATATTACTTACTTCCAAAATAAACTATATAGAGCATTAAACGTACCAATAACAAGATTACAACCAGATTCTGGTTTTAGTATTGGACGTTCACAAGAAACTTCTAGGGACGAAATTAAGTTTTTTAAATTCATCACTAGATTACGCTCTAAATTTTCTGGTTTATTTATCCAATTACTGAAAATACAATGTATTTCTAAAGGTATTATTTCATTAGAAGACTGGGATAAAATAGAAAATCAAATTTTAGTGGCGTTCGCCAACGATAATCATTTCGCTGAATTAAAAGATAGCGATATTCTTCAAGGAAGACTTTCTACACTACAAGCAATCGATCCTTACGTTGGTAAATATTATTCTGTCAACTGGGTAAGAAAACATGTATTAAAACAATCCGACGAAGACATCGAACTAATAGATAAAGAAAATAAAGAAAACCCAGTAGACGGTCAATCAGATGAAGATCAAGAAACGGATTATTCTTCGGACGATGACACTACAGAAGATTCTACAGATGAAGAATTACCAGAACAAAAAATACTTTAAATAATTAAAATTAAACATATTGGAGTTACCATGACAACTAGCAATGAATTACTAGAAGCGATTGATGCAGGGGATGTCGATAAAATTCAATCGACATTTAACACAATCATGTCTTCTAAAATTAAAGAAAACGTAGACGAAATCAAAAAAGAAGTAGCCAAAGAATTATTCACTGGTGAAAAATAATGGCTGCTATCGTCAAGAACATTATTAAAGCATCAGAAAAGGAATGTTTTGTTAAGTTTCAAGGCGATACTGGTTCTGTTACCCTTTCATTGGAAGAACTCGTGGCGTCGAATGTAATTACAAAAATTGCATTAACAGGAACAGCATCCATTCCAAATGGTTCAACTGCCATCACTGGCGTTGGTTCTTCTTTCGATACACAAACAACGATTGGCGATAAAATCATTACATCCACTGGTGTATTCGTTGGTGTTATCACTTCACTAACCGCGACTAACATTACACTATATTCTACTTATACTGGCACAACCGTGCCACCTGGTTCCACTTTATATTTTGTACATAGCGATGAAATTATTAGTGGAACACCAGCGGTTAATATAGCAGGTGCGGTAGTCACGGGAGATACCAAAGGTAATATTCAAATTACAAGGAATAATGTTATTATCATGACATTAAACTCTGGTGCATCGCCTCCAATCGATTTATCTGGTGCATTAATGGCACCAGATAATATTAATAATACATATCCATTAGTTGCCACTGTCATACCAGATTCAATTGGTGGAACAATGGGACAATGTGAAGTATGGTTACGATTACGCAAAGTAGATGGTTATGTTAGAAAAACAGAAACATCAGAATTCGGCGCATACGACAATCCAAATCAAGTAGGTCAATAATGAAATTTATAACAGAACGTTCGGAATCCGTATCTTACGTTATCAATGAAGGGTCAGATGGTAAATCTAAATCCTATTTCATCGAAGGTATTTTTGCACAAGCAAATACACCAAATAGAAACGGTAGAAACTACGCTCAATCCATCATGGAAAGAGAAGTAACAAAATTCCAAACAGCGATCAAAGAAAATAGATCTACTGGCGAATTAGGTCATCCAGATACGATGACGGTCAATCCAGACAAAATTTCGCACATGATCACCGAACTCAAGTTCGAAGGTAAAAATGACGTTTTCGGCAAAGCCAAAATCTTAGAATCTTTACCTCAAGGCGCAATAGCTGCAGCACTTTTAAAAGAAGGCGTTAAGTTAGGCGTATCCACAAGAGGTGTTGGTTCATTATCTCAACGCAAAGACGGCATCAACGAAGTACAAGATGATTTCTTCCTAAGAACCGTCGATATCGTATCCGAACCATCTGGTATCGATTGTTGGGTTAATGGAATCATGGAAGGTGCAGAATGGGTTTTCGTTAATGGACATTACGAACCAAGATTAGTAGAACAAACCAAACAAACTATTTTAGAAACACCATCTAAAGATTTACAACGGGTTTGTATGGAAGCATTCCACGCATTTTTAAATAACGTTAAATAATTAAAACTAATTATTAAAAGGAACCTAAATGACTATCAAACAAAAATTGTTAGAGTCGATTCAAACAGGCGAAGAAATTGCTCCTGTTTCTTTTGATTCTATCCTAGAAGGTACTGGTATTACTCCAGAATTACAAGCTCAATTAGCAGAAGCATTCGAATCTGCAGTAGTGGCTCGCGCAAAATCAGAAGTAGAAGTTATCAGTGAAATGTTCGAATCTAAATTCACGAAATTAGACGAATCATTCCAAGAAAAATTTAACGCTTTAGACGAAGAATTCTCTTCTAAACACGCTTATCTTGAATATGTTTTCGAAGAAAAATTCAATGAACATCAAGAAACTTTAAGCGAAACAGTAGATTCTTATCTTGATTATACAGCCTCAGAATACATTAAACAAAATACTTTGGCTATCGAATCTGGACTAAAATCAGAAATTACAGAAGGTTTCATCACTGGACTTAAATCTTTATTCGAATCTAATTTTATCGATTTACCCACTGAACAAGCAGACGTAGTTTATGAACAAGACCAAACAATCGAAAAATTAAAAGTAAGTCTTAAAGAAGCTGTAGATACATCTATCAAATACAAAAAACAATTAAACGAAGCTCAAAAATTCGCAATTGCAGATGATTTTACACAAGACCTTACTGATACGGAATCTGAACGTTTCCATTCTCTAACAGAAGAAATTTCATTCCATGATGAAAAAACATTCCGTTCGAAATTAGCAGTTATCAAAGAAAATTATTTCAAACCTACAACAAAAACTATCCAAAAAGTAAATGAGTTTGTAGTTTCGGATGCACCAGTAGTACAACCACTTTCAGAAGCAGTTATTGACCCGTCAGTAGCACAATATGTTTCTTCAATTTCACAATACTTTAAATAATTTATATTACTAATAAAAAGGAAATTTATACATGACTACTCGTCCTGACTTAATCAAAAAATGGGCCCCTATCTTAGAACACGAAGGCCTTGCACCAATTAAAGACAAATATCGCCGCGAAGTTACCGCAGTTCTTTTAGAAAACCAAGCAATCGCAAACGCAGAACAAGCTCGCTCTACTGGCCTTTTCGAAGCAGCTCCAGCTAACAGCGGCGGTACAGGTATCGCTTTAGGTGGCGCAGGTGCAGCAACTGGTACCGTAGCTGGTTACGATCCAATCCTAGTTTCTTTGGTTCGTCGTACCGCACCTCAAATGATCGCTTATGACGTTTGTGGCGTACAACCAATGACACAACCAACTGGTCTTATCTTCGCGATGAAATCTCGTTACGGCGCACAAAACGGTCAAGAAGCATTATACAACGAAGCAGATTCCGAATACTCTGGTTATACAGATAACTTATTCGATGGCGACGCTAATACAGCAGACGTCACTTCACAACGCAACGGCGCAACAGACCAATATCCTGGTGCAACTGGTTATAACACTGGTAATGCAATGCCAACCGCAGTGAAAGAAGCGATGCCTACTTTCAACGAAATGTCTTTCAGTATCGAAAAAACTCACGTTGTAGCGAAAACACGCGCATTGAAAGCAGAATACAGTAACGAATTAGCACAAGATCTTCAAGCAGTTCACGGCTTAGACGCTGAATCAGAATTGATCAACATCTTATCAACTGAAATCTTAGCAGAACAAAACCGCGAAATTATCCGTACAATCTATATCGCTGCTAAACAAGGTTGTCAAAACGGTACAACAACACAAGGCATCTTCGACTTAGATACAGATTCAAACGGTCGTTGGTCAGCAGAGAAATTCAAAGGCTTATTATTCCAAATTGAACGCGAAGCAAACGCTATCGGTCAATTAACACGTCGCGGTCGCGGTAACTTCCTTATCTGTTCTGCTGACGTCGCATCTGCATTGGCAATGGCGGGCGCATTAGATTACGCACCAGCATTACAAGCACAAGCTAACTTGAACATCGACGACACTTCTACTACTTATGCTGGTGTACTTAACAGCAAAATGAAAGTTTATATCGACCCTTATTCAAGTAACTTAAGCAACGACCAATACTTCGTTGTTGGTTATAAAGGTCCAAGTAATTTTGATGCGGGCCTATTTTTCTGTCCATATATTCCATTACAAATGGTAAGAGCTCAAGATCCGAATAACTTTCAACCACGTATCGGTTTCAGTACTCGTTATGGCATGACAGCAAATCCATTCGCTACTTCTACAGTTTCTACTGGCGACTCTGGTTTGCAACGTAACTCAAATTTCTACTACCGTTCTTGCCGTGTACAAAATTTGAGTTAGGAATCAATGGGTTACGTTATTTTGTTAAAGTAAAACTTTAGTTTATAATTTGAACTCATACATAACTTAAAAAGAAACCCGCTATAGAGTAAATTCTATAGCGGGTTTCTTATGTTCAAAATTTATTAAATAAAATGAAAAGTGGTTCATGATGTTAGCGCATCTAACCACAGTAAAACTTTCTATTTTAACAAAGGAGCTTCACATGGATATTTATAAAATTTTATCAACCAAACCACATAACGAACGTCAACTAAAAATCTATATTAAATTTATCAATAGATGTATAGAACTGAATAATAAAAATACGAATCTTGGATATACGGAACAACATCATATTTGTCCTAAAGGTAATATGATGTTTCCATAATGTAAAAATGCGTTTAAATTATTTTAGATTATAATTTAAAACATACTAGGAGTAAAGTTATATGTATTGGATATTTCTTTTTGTGTTCCAAATAGGGTTATAAGTGTATAGTTGGATCTTGTATATTCCACTGTTCTCGCTGTTCTAACCAGTTAAGAACAGTTGTTGTTTTAGAACCTGGATAAGTAGTAGTTCAATAAACAACTGATAATAATGGTTTCTACCGTGATTTATTTTCCTAGAAAACTTTACTTCTGTTTTCTAGTTTGGTATAATGCTCCTGAAGAGACGTCCAAGAATCATTCTGAGATCAGATCTAGAACGTCCAAGACGATCTTGATCGATCTCTAGAACCTAACTATAAAAACCTATTGCTCATACCGTAGCTTTAGCGTAGGTATTGTTTACACGCAGTGTAAACAGCTGTTGCTCTTCAAGAATCCTGTCTAGGACTGCTACAAATAAAGTTTTACTTTGTTTTATTCTAGTGGTATAATGCTCCTGAAGAGACGTCCAAGAATCATTCTGAGATCAGATCTAGAATAGTCCAAGACTGATCTCTAGTCTTATAACAAAATACGCTATCGCGTATTTTGTTTACCTACGCTATCGCTACGGTAAATAGTTTTATCTTTTTCTTGGTTGCTTTTCTAGAAATGCTTTATTCATCATTACTCTGAATGATTCTTGGAAACCAAAATAAACCTGGACAACGAAATCATAACAACCTATAATGATCACAACTTAGAAAGAAACCTTAGAGGTTAATATGAAACGTGAAGTTAAACAAAACTGGTTTGAAACATTAAACGCAAGTTTAGAATCTGAAGGTTTAGTTGATAAATGGGAATTAGGGTTAAACATTAACTACGGTGAAAATGTTAGAATGATTTCATCAGATGGTTATCTAATTTCAGTTTATAGAGATGATCGTGGTAAATATGAACGTCCCGTATGGTATAAAACAATTTAATAGGAGAGTTTACATGAAAATTTATTCTGATGATATCATTAACAAACTTAAACCATTATTTCGATGGTTATACTGGAATTTATACGGATGTTTATTATAATCCAGAACAAACAATTAAAGTATTAACTTTCTATGATTTAATTGGTAAAGATGGAATCGTGACCAATACTAGCAATAACATTAGTATTGACATCGAAACAATTAAAAATGAAGTTGGTGAATTCGCGTTTAGTGTTTATGTAGAAGGTAAAATGTTTATTCTTTATAGACCAGAAGGTTATATATATGCAAATAATAAATTAAACAAATAACTTAACCAATATAATGATCACAACTTAATAATCTTTTAATTGAAAGGATGTATAAAATGTCTAAAACACTTAAAGAATACGCTCAAGCGGTGAACTTGGATGATTCAACATTAACGAACGATTCGATCGACTTTGCAGTTGGTGAAGAAATTCATTATGTATTATTGTTACTGAAAGAAAATCGAGTTAATTTTACAGAAACCGAAGATAAAATAATCATTGATTATAATGATGATACTATTACTATCAATTTAAACGCGGAATGTGGATATTACCGAGATGGATTGTTTAGATTACTTAGGGGTTTCATAAATCAATAAATACTGTTCGTATTCGACGAATTATTATAGTTCGTCGAATCCATATTTGTTGCAGTTACCGAGAATATAATGTTCATTACCGAAATAATAAATTTAGGAGTGTTAAAATGAGTCAATTAACTAAACAAGAAGCATTTGGTTTTATATTTTATTCATCTGTACCAGCAGATAAGATAGAAAACTTAGAAAAAAGGTTGGAAAATATGTATTTACGCGAACATTGGGGCGAAACGGATAGTGAAATTTCAGGTGTTAATATTAAACTAATTAAAAGGGAATCTATTCCGTTTGATTGGTCTAAAGCGGATATAGCTGGTAATAATTTTGGACCAACATGTTGTTCTTCTAGTAATAACAGTCATGTCGAATAAGGGTGTTACAATGAAAAAGAAAGATACATTAAAAGTAAGAAGATCGACTCGCGAAGAAACCATCGAAGCTAATTGTTCATATTTTAGGTTGGAAGCTGTAAGTAATGGCGAAGCTACTATTGTCCGTGATCATATCAGTCACGTTTCGGAAAATGTGTTTACGGATTTGATACATCGATTAAACTACAGAGGGTTTGATGCTAAGTGGAAGGATAAAACTCATACGGAAATTAAAGTAAATAATTATCGTGGGTTGGGGTTAATCATTTAACTAATAACCCGTGAAACCTTAATGAAACAGCTGTTTAAGACACGTTCACAATAAACAAGTAGCTTTATATCAATTGGAGTTGAACGTGTCTTAAATCAGTAATTGTTCATTGAATTTTAAGTTTACAATTGTGATTTCCGTGGTATAATAACATTTCAACTTAACGTAAGAGGTTTTAAAAATGAATAGAACTAAAGTTAAAGTTTGGGTTACGTCTAATAAGATTTGGTTCGAACAACGTGATTCTAAAACAAATCAAACATACTTCATTAGTAACACTGGAACTGAAGTTACTGTTCACGAATTATTCAAGAACTATTCGACTAAACCATTTTCTATTTGAGGGTTACATCATGTTAAAATACAAAGAATATGAAGCTAAATTCGTTAAACCAGAATGCGTTGAAAAGAAATACATATATTTCGCTTATAAGAATGGTGAAGTAAAAGAATTCGAAACGAAAGAAGGAGCTTTAATGTTTTCTTCTAATATCGAAAAGTTCCACAGTAATAAAGAAGAAATGGATATTTATTCAAAAGCAATTAAGGATTTTTCAACTAATGTTTATGATGCTTGGTTATCTGATTTAAGAGAAGAATATTTGGAACTTACAGATAAACAATTTCAATTGTGTTACGATGAAGCGTGTAATAGAGATTTCGAGGGACATGATGAAGTTGTTAACTATATGACTGACGTTGTAATTTTCGCTAAACAATTATTGGATTTATAGGAACTATAATGTTAACAGAAACCATTATTTTAACTGATTGTTTAGGAATGATTTCTAGTGCATTTCAAGGACCTATACATAATACAACTGAAGACTGTAAGTTTTTAGGTGGTAAAGCATACATATTAGATAATCATAAGGTTGAAGTTGAGAATGTTATCATCGAAAATGAAGTTTTCACTTGGTTTAAATTTTATAAGAAAAGAAGATTCTTCTTTGGTTATAAAGGAATTACAACTGAGTTATGTAATCAATTAACAACTAAACAAATTAGAAATAAAGTAAATGATTATTTTAATACGGTGAAATAATGATCGTGCATTGTTCTACATGTGGAATACCTATCAGGTTCACTTACAAAGGTGAATGTTCTAAGTGCCACGATATAAAATCAAGGAAGATTACCCAACATCAATTAAAATAGTGATTGATGGTAACATTGACCGAGATGGTGAATCCCTATGTTGTTATATTAATCGTTACGAAACGCAAGAAGAAAAATTGAATAGATGTCGTATAGAAAATGACACAGAAAACAAAAACGCATAGAGCTTTCTCAATTAAAGGAAAGAGTACGGCAATTAGAATACCAATTAAACAACAAATAACTTAAAGGAAATAATATGACTATTTTATACGGTATCATCGGAGTTTTGACACTAGGTGTATTAGTATTAATCAAAACTTCACTAGACAAAGATAAAATGAGCAAAGACAGTTCGCGTCAATTAAATGAATTAAGAGCGACATACCAGAAAATGGAATATCAATTGACAACATACGAAAAACGTATTAATGATTTAAATGCAGCAAATAAAACTTTGCAGGATGAATTAGATACATTATTGGCTAATCCATTAGTTAATTCAGATAAAGTCAATAATAGAACCAAAAAGAAGTAACAATTTACTTTTACACGGAAATGATATATAATGTCTTTTTAAACTATCAAAAGGGAATATAATGTCGGTGAAATATAACGTTATCAAACATTTCGACGGAACAGGTAAACAAATTCAAGCTATCGAGTTATTAGAAGAATATCCAGATGTGATTTATTCTTACGAAAATGCTAAATTTATTACCGTACCTGGCGAAGAACAAGCAGTATTAGAATTCGATTATAATATCCATGATGGC